ATCAACTGCCAGCTTCGTTACCGCCTAACACCATTGGAATCAGTGACATCAATCTACAAAAAAGTGGAGAACCTGTGGGCACTTTGGATGGAGAACAGGTGCGCGGATTGTTGGCACAAAAAGCCAAACAGGTAAATCAAGGTCTCACAGATGTCAGCAACGACAAAGGTATAGGACAGTATGGTTTGACCTTGCCTCAGCTGGAGCAGGCAGGATTTATCAAACCAGGTACCAGCAATTTGCTGGCCACTGGTGTGGCCTTGGCTGACATTGTGGCCAATCCAGCAGTGTGGACCGGCAAAGACAACATGGTGAATCTTGCTGTGTTTGGCGCCAGCGCGGCCGCACAACAAACAGCTCAACAGCTGGTTTACAACCAAGCGTTTAGTGCGCTGACTGCTCAAGGTCTGTTGCCTGCCAACATTTTACCTCAAGATTTAGGCGCTGTGCTCAACACAGCAGCAACTTTCAATGTTGAGACAGCAGCCAATTGGTTACAAGGTCAACTGTCGCAAGAAACTCAGGCCGCAATCAATGCTGTGGCTCGAGCTGGTGAATTTGCTACTTCGATCAGTCAAGTGGCCACACTGGCTGGGCAAGGTAGTCTGTCCAGTGCTGTGATGTTGGCAGGGTCAGCGTTGGGTGTCAGTGGTGTGGGACTGGCCCAAGCCACATCAGCATTGTCGTTGTTTGAAGTGGTTTATAATGGCCCAGGTGCCATTGGTGAAGCGCTTAGAACCAGTTTTGGATCATATGGCCAAACACTGAGTCAACAGTTTGGGCTTGGAGGATCACTTCAACAGTCATTGTCTGAATTGGCTTCAGTGCCAGGGCAAGTTGTCAATCAAGTGCTGAATGGAATTCAAAATGTAGGCGTAACCATTGGCGGTGAACTCAGCAGTGCTCTATCATCATTGGGAGGCTTTTCAGGTCTTGGCAATCTCAGTTCCGCAGTGGGATCCAATCAAATTTTTGATGGATTTGGGTCATTGGCCACTGATGCGTTTGCCACACAAATACCCGGACTGTTTGACATAACCAGAGTGGATGCCCTGGGCAATGAGTATGTGATAAATCTGTTTTCAGAATTGAGATTGGAAGCAGCAGGTTTCTTAGACAGCGCTGGTTCGTTGTTTGGAATACAAAATCTTGGCAACAGTTTGTTTGGCAGTTTTAGCAGCATATCAGGAGTGCTTGATGCGTTAGGGCCTATTTCAGCTGGTATCAAAGTTTTCACATCATTCTTTGGTGGCGGCGGTCGAGGTGATGGCAGTGGTCTAAACTTCAGCCTTGACAGTGTGCCCAGACCTGTGCCTGTGTTTCAAAACTGTTATAACAGGGTCACTTGTGATGCTGCTGTGACCAGAATCATTGGTGATGCCAGATGTACCAATATCAACTTTGGTGCTGTAAGCAACAGTATTCTTGCCCCAATAAGAGTTGATGCCACTGGTATTGCTGCTGCCAGATTGTTGATTGGCCAAGTACAAGCTCAAGCAGCCAGACAACAAGCTCAGATAGCTTTTGTCGAAGCTGGATGAGTTTGAGTTTGATCCTGGCAATAAATAGTTCATGACCACCTTTATTGGATTTAACACTCAAAATCAATTCAAAAAATTCACGTTGATTGACAATGAATTGATCAAGAGGGACTTGCTGAATGCTTTACAAATCAGACAAGGTCAACTGCCCGGCCGTCCTGGCTATGGCACAGTGCTGTGGGACTATGTTTTTGAATCTTTGGATTCAACCACAGAACAAGGCATACTGAACGAAATTCAACGAGTCATTGCTCAAGACCCTCGCATAGCATTGTCAGAGGCTGTGTTGTATCCCCAAAGCAATGGACTTTTGATTGAAGTTCAACTTCAGTACGTAACTGGTACCACCAGCGAAACCTTACAGTTATTTTTTGATCAACAAAACAATACTCTGCTAACGGTTTAACCATGCCGTTTTTCACGGCCATAAATAACAAAAAGTAAAATTATGGCTCGCACCACTAGACAAACTGTAGTATTTGGGGTAGAAGATTGGAAAAGAATCTATCAAACCTACCGCGAAGCAGATTTTCAAAGCTATGACTTTGAGACTCTGCGCAAGGTATTTGTAGACTATCTGCGTCAATACTATCCTGAAACTTTCAATGACTATGTTGAAAGTTCAGAATTCATTGCATTGCTGGACGTGATAGCGTTCATGGGTCAGGCACTGAGTTTTAGAAATGACCTCAATACCAGAGAGAATTACTTAGACACTGCTGAACGCCGTGACTCTGTGGTCAAGCTGGCTGATTTGGTAGCATATACTCCCAAAAGAAATCAAGCTGCTGAAGGCTTGTTGAAAGTGTTCAGTGTGGCCACCACTGAAAACATTGCTGATTTCAACGGTATTAATCTCAGCAATATCACAGTGAATTGGAATGATCCTACCAATCTCAACTGGCAAGAACAATTTACCGCAATTGTCAATGCTGCGTTGGTAGACAGTCAAAAAATAGGAAAACCAGCCAATCGAACCACAATTCTTGATGTTAGAACTGATGAATACACCATCAATTTAATTCCAGGGTTTTTGCCAGTTATCTCATACAACAGCACAGTGGACGGTATCAACATGCCGTTTGAAGCTGTGAGTGCCAGCACCATTGGCCAATCTTATATCTACGAACCGTCACCATTGCCTGTGGGCAAGTTCAATGTGTTGTTTCGCAATGATCAACGAGGTTTTGAAAGCGCCAACACTGGCTATTTCTTTTTGTTCAAACAAGGTGTGTTGACCAACGTTGATTTCAATTTGGCCGAAGCCGTGGTCAACCGCACAGTGCCTGTCAATGTTGAAGGAGTCAACAACCAGGATCATTGGTTGTTTCAGCTAGACACAGTGGGCAATGTTCAATTTGAATGGGAGTACGTGGAAAGTACCTATGCCGCTGCGGTAGAACAACTAGCTCCAGACCAACGCAAATTGTACAGCATTACCAGTCGTAGCAACGATCAAATCACATTGACTTTTGGTGATGGAGTGTTTAGCTCAGTGCCAGTTGGGTTCTTTAGATGTTATGTGAGAGCCAGCAATGGCTTGACTTACATTATCAATCCTGAAGAAATGCAAAGTGTTGTGATTCCTATCACTTACGTGAGCAGAACTGGTAATCGCGAAGTGATCACATTTACCTGTGGTATCACACAGCCTGTGAGCAACGCTCAAAGTCGAGAAACACTGGCTGAAATCAAACAACGAGCTCCGGCCAGATACTACACTCAAAATCGCATGGTCAACGGAGAAGACTACAACAACTTCCCGTTTACACTGTACAACTCCATTATCAAAAGCAAGGCTGTGAATCGTGCCAGCATTGGCACCAGTAGATACCTTGACTTGGTTGACAACACTGGCAAATACAGTTCCACCAACAGCTTTGGCAGTGACGGTGCCCTATGGGAAGAAAATATTTTGCCAACATTTTTGTTTACCTGGTCCAGTGTGAATGAAATTGCCAGCACAATTATCAATCAAGTAGAACCATTGTTGATAGACTATGGCTTTACACAGTTTTACAATGCCAACTTTCCACGACCCAATCTCAGTGGACTGCTGATATCATGGCAGCAAAGCACCACTCTTATCAATGAAACCACGGGTTATTTCAAAGGCGCCTCTGGATCACCTTATCCAGTGGGGCCACTGACATCCAACAACGCTAAGTTTATTGCGGTTGGATCTTTGGTCAAGTTTGAGCCTCCAGCAGGATACTTTTTTGATGCCAACAACAGACTGAAATTAGGCACACCCACTCTGCCCGATGAAAAAGTTGAAATCTGGGCCAGCCCCACTGGAATTTTTGTAGACGGTACCAATCAAGGCCAGGGCAATCTTGCCAATGGATCTGGACCAGTGGTGTTCAACAACTTCATACCCACTGGTGCCATCCCCACAGAAGTTATTCCGCTGTTGGTCACTGATCTTTCTACTGCTATTGAAAATGAAATGATTGCTCAAATTGAGCTGTACAGAAATTTTGGCCTGGGGTATGACAGCACTGGTTCTGTGACTGGAACACCCTACAGCTGGTATGTGATTACTTCTGTAAACCTTGATGCCAACGGAGATTGGAGCCAACAGTATGCGGGCAATACATCTGGGGCCAATCTTGATGCCAGCTGGGTGGTAAAATTTACCACTGATGGCGAAACTTACACCGTGACCAGTCGCGCATTGGTCTACTACTTTGGCAGTGTGTTACAGACCAGATTTTTCTTTGAATCAGGGCAGCGTATCTATGACAGCCGCACAGGCACAGTGATCAGTGACTTTGTCAAAGTGCTCAAAGTCAACAGTCAGCCTGACAGCAGTTTTCCTCTTTACACTGATTACAGTCTCAGCATTGTTGGCCAACCAGTTCAAAGTGATGGATATGTAGATGATTTTCAGGTCCTGGTCAGCTATCAAGACATTGACAGTGATGGCATTGCTGACGATCCTGACTTTTTTGATGCCATTGTGGCACCATCTGCGAACCCAAATGCCAAGTTGGTATTTTTTGAAAAGACTGTGGATTTTGACAATTTACAAAGATATTTGCTGGTCAACCCTGACAGAGTCAATACCAACTATGCTACAGAAAACGACATTGAGTTGGTTAAATTTGAGTTTGTTGACGGGCAGATATTTTACGCTACCCAAGAACAAAAATTCTTCCAGTTGGTCATTTCGGGTCTCAACATCAGAACATTGGTTGATGTAACCAGCGAATGGCTGGCTCGCACTGGACGTAATTCGTTGTATTATCAGTACAGACACAACGCTCCGCTCACAGCCAGAATTGATCCTGGCACTACCAACATCATTGATATCTATGTTGTAACACAAACCTACTATACTCAATATCTGAATTGGATTAGAGATACCACTGGCACAGTGCCCGAGCCCGCACAGCCTACCCTACAGCAGCTGACCAACGAATATCAAGGACTGGATCAATACAAAATGATCAGTGACAATGTGTTGGTCAACAGTGTGTCATTCAAGCCACTGTTTGGTCCCAAAGCAGCCGCTGACTTACAGGCCACTATCAAAATTATCAAAGCTCCCAATGTGGTTGTCAGTGACAGTGAAGTCAAAAACACAGTGGTATCATTGATGAATACATATTTTTCAATTGAAACTTTTGATTTTGGCGACACATTTTACTTCAGTGAACTGGCCGCATATATTCATAAAAATGCTGGAAGCATAGTTAGTTCAGTGGTATTGGTTCCATTGGATCCACAAAAATATTTTGGCGACTTGTATGAAATAAGATCAGCACCCAATGAAATATTTGTCAACGCAGCTGGAGTAGAGAACATACAAGTGATTTCAGCGTTGACCAGCACCAACTTGAGAACAGCACCAGGCAGCGGAGTGATTTAATGGCCACAACCAGAACAGTGGATCTTCTTCCACCAATTTTCCAAACTCAAACCAATCGACAGTTTTTGAGTGCCACGCTGGACCAACTCACTCAAGAGCCGCAGTTTAAAAAAACACAAGGATATATTGGTCGTAGACTGGGGCCAGGAGTCACTGTTGATCAAAACTATGTCACTGAACCCACAGCTCAACGCAGCAATTATCAGCTTGAGCCAGGTGTGCTGCGAGTTGATCCAGACAACAATGCCAAAATTTTAGACATCATACCCTATCCGGGTATTCTTGATTCTATAAGCACACAAGGCGGATATGTCAATCGTGCTGATCGTTTGTTCACCAGCGAATACTACACCTTTGACCCTTTTGTTGACTATGACAAGTTTGTAAATTATGGTCAATATTACTGGGTGCCCGAAGGCCCATTGGCAGTGGATGTCAGTGCCACTGACATTCCTTACACAGATGACTTCACTGTAAACAGAACCAGCACTGGATACAAATTCAGCGGTGTGGCTGGTACCAATCCTATTTTGTATCTGGCTCGCGGCGGCACTTATACTTTTGCTGTTAATCAACCTGGATTTAATTTTTGGATTCAGGCCACACCAGGTGTCAACGGGCGGTTGCCTTTTTATCCCAACATCAGCAGCAGAACTGTGCTTGGCACAGAAAACAACGGAGAAGATTCGGGCACAATTACATTCAATGTGCCTGACAAAACAGCACAGCAGTTTTATTATGATTTGCCCAGCATTGGCTCTGTTGATCTCATCACAGCACTACAGTTTTCGCAAATCCAAGGTCAAAATCCAGTGACTTTTGTGACCACTCAAGGTGGCATTGACGGTATAACCAATCTCAATGGTCGCACACTGATTTTCATCAATGACTCAGTGGAAGATCCTGCTCGCAGCATATGGCGTATTGTTTACGTCACTGACGGACTGGGCAACATTACCATGAATTTGGAGTTGGTACAGGCAGTATCTAATTTTCAAAAGTTCAGTATTGTGTTTGGATCAGTGTACAGCAACACCAACTGGTACAAAAATGCTTTTGGACAATGGGAACAGATTCCGTTGCTGACAGCAGTACAAGATGTGTTGTACTACCAAGACTCTGAGAACCCAGACTTTTTTGGTTTTATCAAATTGGTGGAATTGGCAGATAGTCCCACTCTTGACATTGATGACATTTTGGGCCAACCCAATTACACCAGTCCTAACGGAGTGGTGTTCACCAACAATCTTCAAGTTATTTTCCGAGGGCCTACCTCGCCTGCCAGTTATTCCAATCAAGCATATTACGTAGCTGGTGTTGGATCTGCCATTGAAGTGTTGCCTGACTATCTGGTCATGGCATTGAACAGCCCTGATCGCAACGCCTGGGCACGTACCAACCGTTGGTTCCATGTTGATGTGTTGGTGGCTGCCGCTGAGTATAACAACAGTGAGTTGGTGCTGGACAACTTTTATCGAGCCAAACGTCCTATTTTAGAGTATCGCGGTGGTCTTAGACTGTTCAACATGGGCACTCAAAGCAAGCAGCCCATTGACATCATTGATTTTTCAAGCACTGATGCGTTGAGCAACATCAATGGCTCATTGGGCTACGGCATTGACGGATACAGTTTTGTTCAAGGTACCAGAGTAATTTTTGCTGCAGATCAAGACCCTCAAGTTCGCAACAAAATTTATGTGGTCAATTTTATTAGCCCAGACGGCACCGGTGACGGATCGTCAATACCACAACCCATTATCAACTTGGTACCAGCCAATGACAGCGAAGTACTCACCAATCAATGCGTGGTCTGTATCAGTGGTAACACCCTTCAAGGAGTGAGTTTTTGGTTTGATGGCGTTGAATGGACACAGGCACAACTCAAAACTCAGGTCAACCAAGCTCCGTTGTTTGATGTGTTTGACAGCAACGGCATCAGTTTTGGCAACAAAGTTCGTTATCCCAGCAGCAGTTTCACTGGAAACAAACTGTTCAGCTATGCCATTGGATCTGGACAACGTGATCCTGTGCTGAACTTTGCTCTGCGTTATCTCAGCATTAGAAATGTTGGTGACATTGTGTTTGACAACAATCTGTACACTAACAGTTTTATCTACCTACAAGATTTGGTAGCACAGACTTTGCTAGTGAGCACAGGTTTTGTACATCAGTACAGTGATCGCACTGTGTATAAAAAACAAACTGGATGGCAAACAGCCGCAGTTGCCAGTAAGATTTATCAACAGTTTGAGTTTTCTTATGTCAACGGAACGTCGTTGGTGTTGGATGTGCCAGCACTGCCAGTGGACACTGTGCCCAGTGTCAAAGTGTATGTTGACAACGTTTTTCAAGACATTGGCACATATTCTTACAGTGTTCAAGGCCAAAAAACTGTTGTGACATTGGATGACAACCTGATAACCACAGGTCAACGTGTGGTTGTATTGGTCCTAAGCAACACAGCCAGCT